GAAAGATCGTATTTATCTCTTGATTCATACATCAGCAGTGTGCCTTGCGGCAACCAACCTAATTCCAGACTGAACTCTGCTGATAGCACATCAACACCAAATAGATTAACACAAATTAAAAGCATTAATAAAACAATAATTTTCATCCCTTCCTCCTTTAATGAGGCATAAAATGTAAAAGTTTATACCATGTTTGATAGTCGGCTTCAGTCATACGCTCTTCTAGATGTCCCGGAACTTCACTGTAAAGACGCTTGGCCCGTTTTAGGCTCTTTATCTCTGCTTTTAGCTCATCCCGCTCCGCCTCAAGCTCGGTTATGCGGTTGTCGAGGGTGATGAGAGCATCCCCTGCTTCCGTGAACGAACAATCAGTTGCACTACTATGTGTGGCCCGATATTCCTTCAACCTTTGGACATATTGCCTTGCTTCTTCCCATTTCATCCCTTCCTCCTTTTTGGTCTACCCCTTCCGGGGCGCATACCCAACATTTCTATTTCAGCCGTACTGAACAACCATCGCCCACTCAGCTTTTTGCCCAACCCGTATTTTACCGCATACACTCGCAGACTGTTAGGGCTTAACCTCAACCTGAAAGCGGCCTCACGGGAAGAAAGTAAGTGCAACAGATTTAAGTCTTCAAGATTTGTCATGTTTCCTCCTTTTAAACTCATCTACCGCCCAAACACAATAACCGATAAACAGGAAAGTTACTATTAATAGTGCAAAAAGTTCCATTATTCATAAACCTCCCTATAGCATACCTCGCCGTCATTGTCATATTCGAAACAGGTATAGTCTTCCGGATGAACGTCATAATCAAATACTTCTACAGTACAATCACTTGGTATACCACCAACATCAACCACCATTCCACCCCTAACTGTTACTGTTATTTTGTTCATCTTTTATTTCCTCCCCTTTCTGTATTTTATCAGCACATTCAGCACATATACCATGAGTAAAGCCCTTGCCTTTTTTATAACCAATTGTCTTACCACACCAAGAACAAATTCGAATCATAATTTACCCCCTTTTATCACGGATCAAGTCTTCTAGCCGTTCAGCCACACCAACCGGCAGCGGATACTCTAACAGCTCCTCACAGTTCTTTACTGTTTGCTCTTTACTATCATCTATATCTGATAGTTCTCGGTAGTAGCTATCGGGATATTTATAAACTAACATCATTTATCCCTTTCTTTTATCATGGCATCGGCTATAGTATAGGCACCAATAGCAAGCAATTCCCCCAGTTCTTCCATAGATTTAACAGAAGATGTGATTTCATGGGTTGCCGTCCCCTGCAAAGCCTTGGCTGCAAAATAATCCCTTAGTGTCATGCCTTCCTCGTAGATAATAACCTGATTGTTGCGGCCTCTTCGTGGATTTTTAGTCGGAAACGCTGCCCCGCCCGTGTTAATGTCTTTCATCTCTATCCTCCTTTAAACCAATAAGAAAAAACGCTATAGCAGCAATAAAACAAACAATCGCCATGCCACCATTTATCACATAACTCAAACGATTATTTATACCTATAGCCACAAGTAAATTAATAACCCCGCCCAACAATGGAAAAAGACTCATTTCTTTCATCATTTACCCCCTAGCCTTTTATATGCCTTTTCGGCCCATACCTGTATAGTTTCAACAGGTAAGTCCGCCGGTACGTACTGTACGATAATCCGGCCACTGATGCGAAAAATAACCTTGTGCGATATTTTACCCGGTCGTATACTAATAGGCTGTAATCGTTTCATGCTTTCCTCCTATCACTAACAACATCGTTGATCTCAGACTCCAATGAATGCCATGTTATGCCCTGGTCGGAATCACAATTACTTTCTAAAGAAATAAGAATACGATCAATTTCAACCTCGGTTAAAACAGCGTCAAATGCTTCTTTTGCCACATTTATAACATCTAGTCTATCCCAAATGTGCCCGATCCAGTTTACCGACCCATCACTATTGTATTTAACCATACTGTCCTCCATACTAATATTATTTAGCTTAACAAGCTATTACACGGCTCTTTTGCAAAAGCCGTGCGGTAGGTGGTTAAGCAGACCTTTTGAAAGGTCGATCTTTTTGATACCATGTAGGATAGTCTTCAATAGTCTTTACCTGAGTATAATACCGATCTTTATTGTAGTGTGAACGAGTAGAGCAAATATTGACATTCTTTTGATCGGTTCTATCTTGACCGTTTTGCTCCACTATGCAAGCCTCTTCATAGTCTTTACATTTGAAAACCAGTTTATTTAGCTTGTTACCCGCCTCACCCCAGCCCGATAAAAACTTGTCTGTCATAGTTACATAATACATAATCTATCCTCCAATAATTTATTAAGCTTTAAAAGCTTTAACGAACCGCTCTATATTTCAAGAGCGGTCTATAATGCTTCTAGTCTTTTTGCATCGGCATTATAACAGCAGTAAACTGATCGTTTTCAAACAAGATAGCTTTATCCGGTTCTTGGTAGTATACCTCCCAGGAATGACCGACCAAGTCCTTAAAAAAGTCAAGGTTGACTAGGGTGTCGGTATTCTTAGAAAAAGCAAAGTAAGCCCTGCTAATGTTTGATAAATTGTTTTTCTTGAAGGTGGCATTTTCGAGATCAAGCTTGCCGTCAACTATTTTACATTTTTGCTTTTCGGGCATTACTATTTTCCAATTAGGGAAAGTGTAATCATCGATAGGAGTTAAAACTATTTGACTTTTGCTTACGACTGTTGCTTTATAATCACCATCTTCTAGAGTATCACCCGAATAGATATGCAGTCGCTTGCCATCGGTACTAATTGACTTACCCTCTTCTACGTGCAGGCCGGTCATGTGATACCTTGTTTCATCGGTACTGCGAGCTTGCAAGACAAAAGATAGCCGGGAAAATAAGGGATGATTTTTCTCTAAGATAGTTGATTCTTTTGTATTCATTTTGAATACCTCCAATAATAGAATAAAAGCTTTAAAAGCTTTACGATAAGGCAGTATAAGACTGCCCTATAATAAAACTGTTAAACCTAGAAGCCTGCTGCTCCTAATACTTCACGGACAGTTCGTATCACGCCAACACCATCATCATAATTATCACGATAGTGATAGTCTGGTAAGTCATCGGATACAACACCACATCTTTGTTCAAGTTCAAGATCAATAGCCACCATGTAGTTTTCGAATAATGTAATCATTTTGTCCCCCTATATAATATCGTTATCGTTATAATAGCATAGGTGATAATAGAAATCAAGCATTAAAAATGAGTTTTTTACTGTTTTTTCAATATATTTAATGATAGTACTAAACAGATGTATAGTATGCAGGCTCAAATTAGCAATAGTGTTGATTAATATTTATTTATTGCCATTTGTTCTTATATATTTGGCTTTTTTATGATATAGTTGAATCATGGAAACATTACGTGATAGATATCCTAGGGAATATAGCACCTGGGCAGGTATTAAGCAAAGGTGCTATAATAAGAACAACAAGAAATATAGTTCTTATGGTGGTAAGGGAATTGTGATGTCTGAAAAATGGCTTAAATCTTTTGAAACATTTAATAGAGATATGGGCGATAAACCAATAGACAATCATATTCACCGGACAGATAATGATGGGAATTACGAGCCTGGTAATTGTGTATGGATTGAAGCGAAAAAACATAGAGAACTGCATAAAGGAATATACTCGAAAAGGCTTACAGCAAAACAAGCGAATATATATGCTTTTCTTTTTTTCAGTTATACGATCCCCACTCTTCAAGAGCTTAGTGATAATTTCAATATAACTGTTGCGACTGTCGCTTTCCATTTAAAGGCATTAAGGCGCAAGGGTAAAATTGATTGGCAACCTTATAAAAGGAGCAGCCTGGTTCTGTTTTGAGCGCAAACTAACAATTTTGTTTAATATTTTTACTGTTATTAAATGACACTGCAAAAAAGACCTTGACTATTTGGTTCGATCTGTATTATGGTCTATCTAAAAAGGTTATCGTTAAGTATCCCATTACATTTATTCAACATATATGACAAGATAGTTACAAAAGCTCTTGACATTTCTATGTATCTGTGATACACTCAAATCATGGCAAGTACAACAGTTCAAGCAAAAGCAGATAATCAGCTTGATTCTATGCTTGTTGAGTTTCTAGAAGATACGCACTTGCCTGATAAGGCAAGACCAAACGATAGTGCGGTAGCTAGTAAGCCCGCTAGGCGGAGATCTAGACCGAAACCCAAGCCAAAAGCAAAAGGTGATGGATTGACCCTTAAGCAAAAGGTTATGGTAGATGCCTACTTAGATAAGAGTAACCCTAAGACATACTCTAACAAAACACAGTCCGCCCTCGTTGCTTATAACATAGCACCAGACAACACCAACCTAGCGGGTCAAGTAGGACATGATACCTTGAAAATACCAAAGGTACAGAACTACCTAGAGCGCAGATGCGAAGAGATGGGTATAGGAGTAGAGGTTCGAGTAGACACTTTACGCCAAATAGTCAAAGGTGAAGGTGTTACCAAGACCACTATCAAGCACAAGACCAAAGCTGCTGGTGACAATGAGTTCAAGGTTACCCGCATACAAGAGGTCGAGACCCCCCCACGCGTACACGATAGGATCATAGCTATCAAAGAGATCAATAGCATGACTGGATACTATAAGCAACAGGAGATAGACAAGCAGATAGCGCTAAGTGAAGTACGCAGCATGTACGATAAGATCGTAGGCACCGGGAAGAACCGGGCTAGGGGGGAAAAGGAGTCCCGTGATATATAATATTGTCCCTCCCCTTGAAGCTCGCAACCAAATTTTGCAAGGGGCTATCTTTAATATCACGTTTGGAAACATTACCAAGCGGTAACATCTTGTCGAATACAGGCTTTATTTGTGTAAATGTTACCAAGCAGGAACATTGTTAAAGGGTTCTCCTATGCTGATAAGTTCCGCAAGGGACGACTTAGTCGCAAAGCGTCTTGGTAGGCATGGGAGTATATTAAATATAACGGAGGCAAAGAGATGAAGGCTAAACCTAAAAAAGACGGTAGCGGTAGGGGCACTAGGGCTAATCAGGGAAGGGGTGGTTGCAAGACCACAAGGAAGACTGGCAGAGGTAAATGATATGACAGTTAAAGAATTGCGAAAATATTTGAGATGGTTGCCGGGGAAAGATACAGTTTATCTTGATACGGAGAAAGCTATGTATTTGGAACATATTGATGAAGTAGAGATTAGAAAGAGGAACACAAATTTAACTTCTTATGTATCGCTAAGATCTTATGGGGAGAATGGTACAGGCTAATGATTCTAGCACCGCCAAGGATGGAACGACTAGACAGGGAATTGCGAAAGGGTGAAGCTCCGATGGTAGAGGCCCGTGAAGAGGCATACGAATGTCTTGAGGATTTCATAGACCCTGCTGAATATATACCCGATGAGTTTTGCGAGAATTGTTGCTATTGGGAAGAGTGCGGTGATGTGATGAGACTGTGGATGTTTACTTCGGGTTATGGGAAGTGCCGGTGTGAAAAATTTTGCGATGAATACGCATGGCAAGAGCCTGGTCCTCCGGAGGATGGGTTGGTAGTGCTAGGGGCGAGTTGTCAAGCTACTGGATTTGTAACAGGTCCCAAGTTTGGGTGTAGACACCATGAGAGTAGGGAGGAAGAATGATTAGAACGGGTGAGCCTGTTAATTTTTATTATAGTGGTCCATTTAGTACACGTTTTTGGGAACGAATTAACGTACTGAAAAATGACAATGATATGTACCGATTAGGTGTAATGTTGCAGAATCTTGAAGAATATGTTGCGGAACAATTATTGAAAGCGGAAGGGAAGGAGAAGGAATGAAACCATTATATTTGGTAGTGCATGAGGGTGAGATTTTGAAGGCGTATAAAGACAAAGAGTCAGCAAAGTTTATTGCGAAAGAATTGATTGCAGACAATCTTTGGATACCGGATGATGTAGCGATATATTCGGTTAATTGTGGGGAGATAGAAAATGGCTGAAAAAACATGGGCTGATAAGATTATGGATTTTATAGAAAAAGCCTCTTTGGTTAAAATCGATAGACCGCCGGAAATGTCTGAAGAGGAAATACAATCAAGAAAGGAGAGTCTAGCAGAAAGAGAAAGAATGGGAATATTAAACCGTGAAGATACTGAAGGTATTTTCTCAAAAGCAATGCGATGGGTTAGTAAACCCTATACACGAGATATGGGAGTTGGCAGAGATGATCCAAACCAGACCGTTCCGACTAAGGCTGGATATAAATATTAGGGGGTGCTTATGGCACTAGATAATGACGAAATAAACGCACTATATAAAAAGCTTGCAGAAACAAGATTAGATACTGCCGCCGGGTTAGATTGTACTGATACCACAAATGGTAGTAAACTAGATTGGAAACGATGGGATGTTCCAATGATTTCTTGGGACGAAAATACAACGAATGGTACTGATTTGGTATATGGCAAATATTCTTATACACCATATCCATATCAAATAATTCCTTGGAACCAACCGGAAATATCTGAGGATGGTGGTTTTATTGTACCGGGAGATTTAGCTAGTCAAATTAAAAATCTTTTAAAGGATACGGAGGTATTCGAAATGTATGTTTATGACATTGTTTTAGTAGACACAAAAGAGTGCGAGGTTATTCACAGGTTTGAAAACATAGTTGCTGTAGATGAGAAAATGGCAATGCTTGAGGTTGATCTGAAAGAGGCACCCGCATTCATAAAACAGTCATTAAAAAAGGGCGAAGCTAAACTCATCTTCAAGGTAGTGGGCGGGTTTGACAAATTCAAAGAGAAGGGGAAATAAATGGCAGACGTAGACGTTTTTGAAGAACTTGATGAAAAACACGAAGAATACGATGAGGCCACAGCCAAGGCCGCAGGGAAAGAAGCAGAAAAAACCGCTGAAGCAGACCCAAAACTTGAGAAGAATCCTTTTGGATCTGGCGAAGGCGACGTTTCCAGGGCACAGAGAGCTGCGAGACACGTAGCAGACTTCACACAAGACGATGATTTGCCGGTTCCTCATGTACCAAAAAACACAGAAATGGTACTTGTACAGGACTATGCGGGACGTTTGAAGACATGGCATTATGGTAATCTTGCTGTTGTGCAGGAAATGGCGCAGAATATGAAGGGAAGGAAGAGGCTGTTCATGGTAGTGCCTAGTAAGAGTGAACTGCAAGAGATTAATGCTTTAGGAGATCCAATAAACAGAGGATGAAACAATATCAGAAGCCTTTCCAGATGTCCTCTTACGAACGCAATAGATTTAACTCTATGGTAAAGGAATGTAATGGGGACAAGAAAGAGGCTTTTGATTATTGGTTAAGGTGGAAGATTAAAACTGATCTGTTCTTTTTCGGTAATGAAGTTTTGGGATGGCGCAATGCATGTAATAAATTGCGGACCAGGTGGCGGGTAGACCCAATACTACACAAATGGTTGGCTGATGCGCTGATGTCTGAAGAAGATATTTTGATTATTATATCTAGGCTGCATTTAAAAACTACCTGGGTAAAGTTGAGAATAGCTCAGCGTGTTCTTATTAACCCAAACATAAGGATTGGTTTGTTTTCTACAACTACGAAATTAGTGAGAAGGGAGTTGGCAGATATTAAAAGGATATTTGCTACTCCTATTGTTTTAAGATTGTTTGCAGAGCAGGTTCCTGCCCCAGGGAAAGATTATAAGGATTGGGAAAAGTCAACCCTGGATGAGTTGACTATTAAGAGAGATCATTCTCTTGGCAAGATGCCGCAGGAGTGTCAGATTACCGTGGCCGGTGCAGACACAAAGATAACAGGGTTTCACTTCGATGCTGCTTTCTTTGACGACATCATCGACAAGGATACCGTTAAGACAGTTGAACAGATGGAGAAGGCCGAAGAGTTTTGGGAGTACATGCAGCCTATTTTAGAAACAGATGCAGTAGTAACCATGACCGGCACTCCGTATCACTATCGGGATCTGTATGCCAAGATTGTTCGGGAGAAGCAGTTTAAGAATGTTTTCTGGAGAGGGAATATTGAGAATGGTAAACCGATTTACAAATCATGGTTTACCCTTAAAGACTTTGAGCGGCTTAAAAAGAGGATGGGGCGGCAGAATTATTTTGCACAGATAGAATGTAATTGTACGCCGGAAGAGGATAAGATCTTTCCTTCTCCGCAACCCACTTTCAAAATGCCCCTCCCAGACGACGAGAAGGGTTACAGATACTATTGTTTGATAGACCCCGCGGCCACGATTAAAGATTATAGTGATTATACGGCTTTTGCTATTATCGCAGTTAATCACATAAACCAGGTGTTTGTACCGGAGAGTTTTTCGATCAAGCGTGGCGGTGATGAGATAGCGGATTTGCTAATAAAGAAACATCTCCAGTATGGTTTTAAGAAAGTTGGTATTGAATTAGGATTGCAGACACATTTAGAAGTTATCATAAAGATGAAAATAGTAGAATGGGAACGTTTGAATAGGGCAAAACTGAAACTGCCGATTATACCCATTCCGATCAAGAGACAGAGCAAGAGACAGAGAATTGATGGTTCCCTTGGTTCTTTGGTCCGTACCGGCAAGGTAAGGATTAATTCGGAATGTAGCAGACTAATTAGGCAGATGGATATGTTCACCGGAAAAGATGGTGACGAGGACGATGAGGTAGACGCTCTCTCTATGTGCGTTTATGTTGTCGAGAGTTTTGCCCAGCATAAGAACCTGGATAAACTGCTAAGGATACCGGGTTTGACATGGAGAGATTTTCATGGAAAAAAGAAAGATACAGGTTGGGGCAAGAACTTCAGGGAGAGTGCGTAGGCTTCGGTGCAGTTATTGTGGCGGCAGAATGTTCAGACCGATAAAGGTGGGCGGACGTTTGTGTTGCAAACGCTGTGATGAGTATATGAAGGAAAAGAAAAATGGATAAAAAAATGACTAAACTCTATGAAAAAGCCGGTAAAAAAAACATAGATAAATTATATGCGGATGTTCTAAGTGATGTTTATTCTGCCAACAACAACATGAAGGAGAAGAAGAGTGGCTGAGTGGATTAGCGTTAAAGATAGATTGCCAGAAATTATTTACGGTGATGATGGCGGGGTGAATATGGTGATGGTATATCTGAAAAATGGTTTTGATGGCAGCGGGGACATTCAAATCTGGAACACTGTCTACTTGCACAACAATAAGTGCAATTTTACCCACTGGACGCCATTACCGGAACCACCGAAGGAGAAGAAGAAATGAAGAGTTTTCAGGAAGCGGTTGAAGATCTTATTAACGGGTATAGTATGGAGAATGAATCAAATACGCCAGATTTCATATTGGCAACGTATTTGTTGTCGTGTCTGAAGGCATTTGATGAAGTCACTAAGAGGCGAGATGAGTGGTATGGGGTTGATTTGTACCCAGGGTGTGGTATAGGGAAGTTATTGAAGGAGAAGAAGAATGGGTGAAAATAAAATTAGTGGTTATCCCACATGGAGTTTACAAGAAGACGGGAATTGGCACCACCTTTTGATTGCTGGTGATAAAATGTATGTGGATGGCAACGAAGTTGTTGGTAAGAATAAAAAGAAACAGAGAGAGAATTGGCATTATTTAGGGCTTCATGATGAAGTAATGTATGTGGACGGCAAAGAGGTGATCTATAAGGAAAAGAAGAATGGGTGATAACGGAACGGATCATACTGAGTTTATGAAGAAAAACATAACACCAGGGTACAACTTGCAAAAGAACGGAACATGGCACCATTTAGTAATTGATGGTGAAAAAATGTATGTGGATGGCAAAGAAGTGATCTATAAGGAACAAGACAATGGTTAGTCAAAGCGGTAACTTCAGTCAACTAATGGGTGCCGCTGGTGGCGATCCCGACAAACTGCGGCGACTGATGAACATATTCAAGCGTGTTCAGGAAGGTAAGAGCATGATGAGTGCTGCCCCACAGGGAGCTGCGGGGAATGTTAGGGCTATGCGTGGTACTCCCGGCATGATGACGCCACAAGGAGTAACGCCAGTACGTCCAGGTAGCCGTATGCCCTTCCAGAAGCAAAGGAACAGGAGATTAGCAGGAGTATAAATGGCACTTAGAGAATATAAATGCAAGTGCGGACATTCTTTTGATTTATTGTTTCCGGGAGAATATCCGAAAACCATGAAGTGTGAAAAGTGTGGTGGGACAGCCGAGAATAAGTTTGGTACTTTTGGATTTGCCCTTACTTTTCGCTACGGTTGGGACCCGGGGGCAGGGCAATACTTTGATTCAAAACGGCCAAGAGACAACTTTCTGGCCGAACACAATCTTGAGCCTGCTCCCGATGGGGCGTTTGAGACAGAATATAAGGGTAAATAATGGCTTTATTTAAGAAGAAACCAGAGATAGAAGAAGAATTACCAAAAGAATATTTGGCAATGAAAACCATATTCGATAAAGAGTATGATTCTGACGAGTATGTGGAACGCCGAAAGAAAATGAATGAGTGGCTTGAACTTTATGAGGCTAAGTTGTGGAAAGACGGCCTTGATGATAACGCAAGCCGGGTACAGGTCAATTACATATTTTCCAATATTCAAGCTCTTTGCCCTCTGTTGACTGACAATAAACCAATTTGGCATATACGGGCAGAAGAACCAGTGTTCCAGAATCTTGCCAACCTTTACAACAAGGCCGGGGAATATTTGTGGGAAGCCGAGGAAATGAGCGACCTTGTATACCTTGTTGAGCTTGATGCCCTACTGTGGCCGGTGGCGTTGACCAAAACCTATTTTGATAGCGAAACCGATAAGATTGTTACTGAGCTTGCGGATCCACGCAATTTTGTTATTGCACGTGGATATGAAGATGTATGGAAAGCCCCCTGGTGTGGGGAGAAATTACGGAAGCCCATGTCTTGGGTAAAGATGAAATTCCCGGATGAATTTGAAGACGTGAAGCCCGACAATGACACCAGTTCTGATAGCCATGAAGACAAAACAGACATGCAGCTTGAGAATGAAAATGTAACAATCTATTATATGTGGATAAGAGACAACAGTGTTGAGGATTACATCATTCAGGAAGCCAACGAGGAAGAGGGAATAAAAAAAGAAAAAGGTACTAGAAAGAAATATCCTAATGGCAGGATTGTTATTTTCACCAATACTGTTGTTTTATCTGACGAACCATCTCCTTTTGAGCATGGCTTCCCACCCTATGTGGCATGGTATGACTATCGAGTACCGCATAGTTTTTGGGGTATGGGAGAACCTCAGCAGATAGAATATCTGCACAAAGAATATAACAGGCAGCTTCAAACCGCTGTACAGTGGGCAAGACTGACCGAGAATCCCAATTACACGATTGACAGTGCATCCGGATTGGACGAAGACGAAGTAAAAGATAAGTTTGCAGAGGGCGGCAATATGTGGGTTGCAAGCCACATGAACAGCAACGAACCGATCAAAATGATCGAGACCGGAAAGATGGATAGAATACATCTCGATTTGCTTGGTATTCTACCTCAGGCGATAGAAGAGGCCAGTAGGGTTACTGAACTGTCCAAGGGCCGGGCAGCCAAGAAAGAAAGGCAGTCGGCCTCTGAAGTGTCCATAATGATTGAGTCAAGTTATACCGGAGTACGGCAGAAGGTACGCAATTTAGAGTTTTCTCTCAAGAGGGTTAATTATTTACACACCTCATTGATGATACAGAATTATACAGCACCAAAATACTTTTCCATGAAGACCGGCGACGAGCAGGGCGAACGGGTTGATTTTGGTCTTGTGGGTAATAGTGCGAATGTATTCAGGCAGACCAATAAGCCCGAGCAGTTGGAGACCGATGCCGGAACGAAGGAATCTGAAGAAGATTATGGAAAGAGATTATCTGAAGATAAAATATACCAGGAAACCGAGAGGTTGATTGAAGAAGTTTTTGGTGATGTAGACCCGATACATTTTAAGTTTAGAATAGAGATACAAACAAACAGCACTTTGCCGATGGATAAACAGAGCCTTGCCAATTTGTATCTGCGCTTGGCTGAGGTAAGAAGCACACCGCAGAGCATTATAGACGATGAGGCGGTTATGGATGCGCTACAGATACCGGACAAAGAGGCTATCCTACACAGGAAGGAACTACTCCGAAAGGAAGAAATGAAGGCAAAGATGCCACCGGCAGCCCCCACCGGGGGACCGAAGAAAGTACCTATGGGGGGACAAACACCCCCGGCTAATTTAGCAGGAGGAATGTAATGCCAATGTCACAGATGCCACCGCAAGGTGGAATGAGACCGCCACAGATGCCAGGCGGAATGTCACCGCAGGGTGGTGGCATAGAAGACAAAGTAAAGAATATGAGATCAATTATGAACCCGGTCGATGCTTCTATGATGAAGCAGGACGGGCAGATTGATCCGAACATGACTGTAATACAGTTATTGGAACAGTTGGGTATAGATCCAGAGGGTCCGGCTTCTCAGTTTACAGATTTTGCGAAAAGACAACATGAGAACGCCAATCCTTTGAATAAGATGAAGGGATTAGCGGGTGGTGGGATGGCTCCGCCAACTAGTATGGGGTCGCAGGGAGCTAATGTTCCCCCCCCACCCGACTTTGATAAATTAATGAGAGGTTAATTATGGAAAATCTGCAAGGGAATCGGTTTGACCAGATCGGACTTCAGCATTTTGCTGAAACACCCGCTGAAGGTCCTATCGAAGAACCCGCTGGCGGACCGGAATCAAGAGAAGCTGCTGTCGCAGACGCAGTAGTTGAACCTGAACAACCGGCTTTTTTCGAGTATGACAAACCTGGTGGCGAGAAGATGTCTTTCAAAGATGCCGATGAGCTTAAACAGGCTTTTGGCAAGAGTTTTATGATGCAAAGGGATTATACCGGGAAGACAACGGCACTAAGGGAACAGTCTGAAAAAGTAAAGGTAAGGGAAGCAGAGCTTGAAAAACAGGCTGAGGATTTGAAAGGTGTTGGAAAAGAATACGGAAAGTTCCGTAACTTTATGAACGCCAGACCAGATACTTATGCTAAGTTCAAGCGCATGGTAGAATCTCCACCTTCTCCTGAAGAAGCCTTCGGTCGTTCAAAAGGTTATGTAGATGAACAACTGACGGAAATTAGGGGAATGTTTGATGAGATGAAGAAGTACAGAGCCGACCAGGAGTTTGATACGCAAAAGAAAGAGTTGTACGCAAAGATGAAAGGCAAGTACAGCGACTTTGATTCTGATGCTGTTGAAAGGGTTCTTGGTAGTCTTTCGGATAATCCCGAAGCCTTAGTTGAAATGGGGTATTTTTCGGAACGTGGTCGATTAGATCCCGTAGAAATGGAGCGCAGGGTTGCAGAGGCGTCAGAAAGAAAACGCCGAGAAACGCCGGGGGTCGTACCTGGTCCAGGTAAACCCGGCAAAGCCAAGAGCTTTGATAACATTGCAGATGCAAGGAGGGCAGCCCAAGAAGCGCAATAGGAGCTAACAAATGGCACTTGCCATAGTTGAAGCTAATACGGTTAGCCGTAAATATTTTGACAAAACCATGACACAGAATGTGTATGAGGATTCTGCTGTTTTATATAAATTAAAAGACAACAGAGCAATTACTGTGGATGGTGGAACTTCTATACAGTTTCCGGTAAGATACCGGAAGTTCGCAAGAGCTGATGCGGTTGGTCCGCATGAGCAGGTTACTTTCGAGCAAAAAGTCACCCGTACTGGTGGCGACATTGCATGGAAGTATTACAACTGTGACAATATGATTTCCTGGGACGAGAGGGTCAAGAACTCAGGGAAGGAAAAGATTGTCAATTTATTGGCTGATAAAGCCGATGAAATCCGTGAAGATATGATGGACAGGTTTGCAACTGACCTTTACACAACCAACCCGAATGGGTTAGGTTTTATTTCTCTTCCCGTTATCGTAGGGACAGACACTTATGCCGGTATTCTGATAGCGGATGTACCGGAGTGGCAATCTACAGAAGATACTACCACTACTGAGTTAGTGCTTTACGGTGCAAACTCTTTGAGTTACTTTGTTAATGCGGCTACTTTTGGCAAGAACTCTCCGACCTTACACATGACTACCAGAGATTTGGCTTCCAAGTTTGAGTCTCTTATTGAACCGCAGAAAAGGTATAAAGAGAAGACTCTTGCAGATGCAGGTTTCACCAATACTACTTTTCATGGTGTTCCTGTTGTTGGTGATGCTTTTTGTGTCGCCAAGATGTGGTTGGGTCTTGATATTAAGCAGTTAGAGCTTCGGTATCATAAAGACTTCAATTTTGACGTATCGGATTGGCAGGACCTTTTTCAGGCTGGCTTTCCTCGTGCTATGGGCAAAGTAATGTCCTGGGCGGGGAATATGACTTGCAGGATGCGGAGATCTAGTTTCAAAGCGACTGCACTAGACTATACCATATAAGGAGGATAATATGGGTGTTCATTTTGTACCCGATGCGTATACATACGCAACCTTTGAAAAAAGGTGGGATTCAGACGGTAAAGTATTTCACAATGCCATAGCTCATGATGCTCTTACAGCTAAGACTCCTTATGGAATCATAGCGAATGAGTATGGTCCCGTGTCAGAAGCTTTACCTGCTGCCGATAAGTACATCTATGTGGGTGTACCAACAGAAGCTGTTGCCAGCGGTGTTAACTGCTGGTTGCAGATCGGTGGATATATTACAGCAGTAATAAGTACGGCGTTGACCGTGGCCCTTGGTGATGGTTTTACCATAGATACAGGAGCCGTGGCTGATATTGCAGCGGCTTATTCCGGGGC